TAAACAAAATAATTAACAACTAAAATTAAATAAAATGCCAAATCCAACTATTACAAACTCCTCATACGCTGGAGAATTTGCTGGGAAGTACTTAGGTGCTGCCCTATTGTCTGCTTCAACTTTAGATTCTGGAGCTGTATCAATTTTACCAAACATCAAGTACAAGGCTGCTATGAAAGTAGGGACTTTCTCAAACATAGTACGTTCTGCTGATTGTGATTTCGATTCTACAACATCTGGACTTACTTTGACTGAAAAAGTATTAACACCAGCTGAACTACAAGTAAACTTACAAATCTGTAAGAAAGAGCTTCACGCTGACTGGGAAGCTGCTCAAATGGGCTTTAGTGCTTTTGACGAACTACCTCCATTATTCTCTGACTATGTAATTTCAAGAGTTGCTGCTGAGGTTGCTAACGCTACTGAAACTTCAATCTGGAGTGGTGCTGCTGGAGAAGGGTCTTTTGATGGATTCTCAACTCTATTAGGTGCTGATGCAACTGTTGTAGACGTTGCTGCTGCTACTGTAGATGCTGCTAACGTAATCGCAGAATTAGGAAAAATCGTAGATGCTGCTGATGCTGCTGTATTAGGGAAAGAAGATTTAACTCTTTACATCTCTAACAACATCGCAAGAGCTTACATTCGTTCTTTAGGAGGATTCGGAACTGCTGGATTAGGTGGTAATGGTGTAGACTCTAAAGGAACAACTTGGTACAACGGAGGTCAATTGACTTTTGAAGGAATCAATATCTTTGTAGCACAAGGATTAGGAGACAACAAAGCTGTATTGGCTCAGAAGTCTAACTTATTCTTCGGAACAGGTCTATTAGATGACAGAAACGAGGTAAGAGTAATTGATATGTCAGAAACTGATGGGTCTCAGAATGTGCGTGTAGTTATGCGTTACACAGCTGGGGTACAAATCGGAATCGGTTCAGATATCGTTTACTATTCTTAATTACTAACTAACTGATATTAAGGGGTGGGCAAGAACTGCCTACCCTTTTTTATTTAAAACTAAAATAATATGGCTTGTGCAATAACAAAAGGTAGAGGGGTAGGATGTAAGACTGCCTTTGCTGGAATTAAAAATATTTACATCTTAGACTATAGTGCTGCTATCGCTGCTTTGACAGACAGTAGTGGAACTGTAACATTACCAAGTGATGGGTCTGCTGAATTCTTCAAGTTTGAAGTAAAAGGTGGTCAAACATCTTTAGAGACAACTGTGGTTTCGAGTAGAGAGAACGGAACTACATACTATGAAAGTACATTAAATGCTACTTTTCAAATATTAGATGTAGCGACTCAAGAGGAGATTAAACTTCTTAATAGAGGAAGAGCTCAATATGTAGCTGAACTATATCCAAATGGTGCTGGAGTAACTAAGTATTTACTAATAGGTAAAGACAATGGTGCTGAAATCACAGGAGGGACTATCGTTTCTGGTGCAGCAGCTGGAGATTTACAAGGATTTACACTAACAGCAGTAGCTATGGAAGTTAATCCTCCATTCTTCTGTACTGTTCCAGATGTAAGTGCTACAGCTTCTATCGACCCAGCTTAGTAGTTTATTTATATTTAAAATTAGCCTTTCCTTTTGGGAGGGCTTTTTTTATTTATATACAATACAAAATAATTTAGTTTTGTTTATATATTAGTATGAAGTTAATAGGAACAAACGGAGATAAGACTTTTAAGGTAATCCCAAGACAATTTATTAATGGTTCAATTAATGTGAAACTTACAAGTGAAAGCACAGGTGCTGATATAAACGTAAGTCCTACAGCTTCAACTGATGGTAATTATATGACTTTCACTATTGCCTTTGGTACTTTGACAGAAGGAGATTTTTATACTCTTGAAATAAAGGATGGGACTGTTGTAATATACAAGGATAGAGTATTCTGTACAGACCAAACAGTAAACCAAGTAAACAACGATTACTATTCTGTAAATGATGGAGAATACACCTCAGAGGATAGTTTTGATAACGATTATATTATAATATGAACGATTTAAGAATTGTAAATTTAAGTAGTTACACAAGCCCAGAGATTGTAGAGAAGTCTAATAAGCAATGGGTGGCTTATGGTAGTGATAATAATTTCTTTGGACACTTAATCTCTAACTATGAGAATAGTCCAACAAACAACGCTATTATAAACGCTATTAGCCAACAAATATACGGACTTGGCTTAGATGCTTCTGATTCAAGTAGAAGACCAGAGCAATACGCTAAAATGATTACAATGTTTCACAAAGACTGTGTACAAAAGCTTTGTTTTGATTTAAAGCTAATGGGTCAATGTGCAATGCAAGTAATCTACTCAAAGGACAGAAAGACTATCGCACAAGTTGCTCATATACCAGTAGAAAACTTAAGAGCTGAGAAGTGTAACGAAAAAGGAGAGATAGAAGGATATTTTTATTCTGATGATTGGGCAAATGTAAAACCAAGAACAGAACTAAAAAGAATACCAGCATTTGGTTGTAGTAATGAAAACATAGAGATTATATATGTAAAGCCTTACAGAGCTGGATACAAATATTATAGTAGTCCAGACTATACAGGATGCTTACAATGGTGTGAGATTGAATCTGAGGTGTCTAATTTCCATTTAAACAACGTTCAAGGAAGTTTTAGTCCTAACACACTAATCCAATTTAACAACGGAACACCAAACGCAGAAGAAAGACAAGCGTTAGAGAATCGTATAGCACAGAAGTTTACAGGCACAGGAGGTAATAAGTTTATTCTTGCTTTTAATGATAACCAAGATGCAGCAGCAACAGTAGAGACATTACCTATTAGTGATGCTCACAATACTTACGAGTATGTAAGTTCACAAGCTACTGAAAAGATAATGGTAGGTCATAGAGTTGTATCTCCTATGCTTTATGGGATTAAAGATTCTACAGGATTAGGAAACAATGCAGAAGAATTAAAAACTGCTTCTATATTGATGCAAAACTTAGTTATAGCACCTTTTCAACATTTATTGATAGATGCTTTTGATTCTATACTAGCTTACAATCAAATTAGCTTAAAATTATACTTTAAGACACTACAACCTCTACAATTTATAGATTTAGAGAATGTAGAAGATGAAGAGACAAAAGAAGAAGAAACAGGGGTTAAATTAAGTCAAGAATTACCAGACGAGTTAGGAAGCGATATAGCTGATGCATTAATAGACTTAGGAGAGGACGAATTAGACCTTTTAAACGACTTTAACATAGTAGATGAAAGAGAAGTTAACTATGATGAAGAATTAGGCTTAGATGAGGTTATATCAGACCTTAATAAACCAAAGGAAAAAAGTACACTTGCTAAAGTATGGGAATTTGTTAGCACAGGTAAAGCAACGCCTTATAGAGAGAGTGAGCAAGATGGTACAAGTAAACAAACTGATGAGAAAGGTAATGAGTTTTTAGTAAGATATATGTATAGTCCACAATCGTATAGTGCAAACTCAAGAAGGTTCTGTAAGAAAATGGTAGATGCTAAAAAGGTTTACAGAAAAGAGGACATTATATCAATGGATGATAAGGTTGTAAACGCTGGATTCGGAAAGGGAGGCTCAAATACTTATTCTATATGGCTTTACAAAGGTGGTGCAAGATGTCAACATAAATGGCTTAGAAAAACATTTGTGCGTAAAGAGGGTGGTAAAGGCTTAGGAAGTGCTATTAGTACAACAGAGGCAAGGTCAAGAGGTTTTAAACCAGAGGCTAACGCACAGAAAGTACCTGTAGCTCCTAAGGATATGCCGTATAAGGGTTATACAGCAGCTTATTGGAATAAAATAGGATTTAAGAATTAATATGGCAACAGCATTATTTATATCAAGAACGGACTTAGTTAAGAACTCTATAATAGATGGCAATGTAGATACGGACAAGTTTATACAATTTATTAAGGTCGCTCAACAAATCGACATACAAAACCTTTTAGGGACTGACTTATACAACAAAATAGGTGCTGACATTGTTGCTGGTAATTTAAGTGGAGATTATTTAACCTTAACAAATTCATATATACAGCCTTGTTTAATTTGGTTCGCTCAGATGAATTATATTCCTTTTGCAGCTTATCAAATAAAAAACGGAGGTGTATTTAAGCACTCAAGTGAAACTGCCCAGAACGTAGATAAAAACGAGGTTGACTATTTAGTATCTAAGGCAAGGGAATACGCTAACTACTACTCTACAAGAATGGTAGATTACCTATGTTACAATGATAACTTGTTTCCAGAGTATAACTCAAACACAGACGAAGATATAAGCCCAGATACGGACACAACATTTAACGGATGGGTTTTATGAAGTATAAAGTAAAAGAAGTAAACGTAAAGCGTTTAGAGAGCTACATACAGCTAAAAGAGAAAGAAGAAAAAACTGATATAAAACAAAAAGATGGCATACGGAGAAATATATAACACAACGTGGTGGGGTAATGCAATAGAGACAGCATCATCAATAGGCACTAAACCAGATTTCGTTAGTGGACAGTTTACAATGAATGAAAGACAAGAAGTAGAAGCAGTAAAATGTTTAGCAGATTGGACACACACAACAGCATTACAAGACTTAAATAATTAAACAATGGCAAAACCAAAATTAGCATTAATACCAGCAGCACAAGGCACTAAGTTTTACTCTGTATTACCGAGTGATGGTGTGGGAGACTTTACTTTCGCAAGAGGCAGCGTAGCAACAAGAATAAATGCACAAGGATTAATAGAGAACGTTGCAAGTGGTGTTTCAAGACTTGACTATCCAATGATTGATGGAGTTGTAAAAGGATGTCCACATCACATTTTAGAACCAGTTAGAACTAATGTATTTCAAAGGTCGGAAGAATTTTCAAATGCTTATTGGTCTACTTCAAGAATAGAAACTCCTTATATTGCAAATGTTGTATCCCCAGATGGTACGCTAAATGCTTACACTTTAGAAATTTCTAATGGAGAAACTAATGGGGGTGGAGTTTATAGAACTGGTATATCTATAAGTGGCGATAATTCTTGGTCTGTATTTGCAAAGAAAAAAACTGCTAATTATTTAGTCCTTGCAGATACTGGTACTACAACCAATGCTGTTTATTTTGATTTAGAAAATGGTACTGTTGGAACTACATATAACGCAACTGGAGAAATACAATATTTTGGAAATGGTTGGTACAGATGTACAATGAAATATACTTTAACGTCATCTGGCATAAAATTTATTTATTTATCTAATTTAGATGGTGCAACAAATGGTGGTGTTCAAGGTGGAGATAGTATTTACATCTACGGAGCAATGCTCGAAGAAGGTTCTCATAGCACCTCTTACATACCAACAAGCGGAACAGCAGTAACTCGTTCAGCAGAAACTGCTAATGGAGCTGGGAACGCTTCTACGTTTAACGATTCAGAAGGTGTGTTGATGGCAGAGATAAGTGCTTTGGCTAATGATGGGACAGATAGAGCTATAACTATTTCAGATGGAACAAGCTCTAATAGGGTTACTTTTTATTATGGAGCATCAAGCACTTTAAATTATAATATTTATTCTGGTGGTCTTGTATCATTTGGCTCTTTAACAATTCCAAATATATCTGCTTTTTCAAAATTTTCTATAAAATACAAATCTAATGATTTTGCTTTTTGGGTAAATGGATTTGAAGTGCATACTGATAGTAGTGGAAATTCTCCAACTGGTCTTGATAGATTAAATATATCTACTTTTAATGCAAGTGGTGCTTTTTTCTACGGAAACACTAAACAAGTACAATACTTTGATTCAGCTCTTGATTCAGAACAACTTGAACAATTAACGTCTTGGACATCTTTTACAGATATGGCAGAGGGACAATTATACACCATCGAGTAGTTATGAATTATAACGTAAATTCACTATATTAGTAATATGGAAAATTGGAAAGACATAAAAGGATACGAGGGTAAATATCAAGTTAGTGATTTAGGTAGAGTTAAGTCGTTAAAAAGATGGGTATATAATAAAGGTAATGGTGGTTATTTTATAAAGGAAAAAATATTAAAAGCACAGAATGGTGGAAATAATTACCTTATTGTTGGACTGTCAAAAGATATGAAATCTAAAAGTTATGCTGTTCACAAGTTAGTTGCTGAAGCCTTTTTAGGTAAAAAAGAAAATGCAGTTATAGACCACATAAATAATATTAGTAGTGATAATACTTTGATAAATCTTCAATATATATCACAAAGAGAAAATGTTTCTAAAGATAAGCAAGGTACATCAAAATATACTGGTGCTTATTGGAAGCCTCAAGATAAAAAATGGATATCATCTATTTACTTAAATGGAAATAAAATGCATTTAGGTTCTTTTGATACAGAGGAAAGAGCATCAATAGCATACAATTTAGCTTTAATGCAGATAGATAAATTAACAGAATATAGTATAACAAAATAGATATGGCACAAACACTAAAATTCGGCAATAAAACGTGGGCTACAAAAGTAGGTTCAACACTTGCTTATAATGACGAGAATGAAAATTACAAGCCTCTGCCTTTTGCGTTTACAAGGTCAACATCAGCTACACGAGTTAATAAAGAAGGTTTAATTGAGGTAGTAACAAACGATAGACCTAGAATAGATTATACAGATACAAGTGATGGAGTACTACTTTTGGAGAAGGCAGCAACAAATTTACAAACTTATAGTTCTGATTTAGCTTCTGTTTATGTTCCGACAAATATAACGCAAACATCTAATTATGGTATTTCTCCAGATGGTAGTTTAACATCAACAAGAGTTGTTTTGTCTAACCTTACTGATTCAAGAAGTGTTGAAACTTTAACTGGTGTTTTAACTAATAATACTGTTTATACATTTTCTTGTTACTATAAAGGAGTTAAAGGAGAAAGTGCTTATATGTATTTTTTAAGTTCTACTGGTGGAACTAATATATCTAAAGAAATTATTTTTACTGGTAAATGGCAAAGAGAAAGTATTACTTTTACTGCTGGTAGTGCTTCAAATTATACTTATATAGTAGATGTTAGACAAGGAGTGTCAACTGCAACTGATTTTGAAGTATGGGGTGGGCAAGTAGAAGCTGGAAACGTAGCATCAAGCTACATACCAACGCAAGGTTCTGCAACGACTCGTGTGGCTGAAACTGCTAATGGTGCTGGTAATAGCGAAGTGTTTTCTGATAGTCAAGGAGTATTGTTTGCTGATATAAGTGCTTTTGATGGTGCTGGTGGAGGAACAAGAAGAATTGAAGTATCTAATGGGGTAAATGCAACTCAATATGTTAGATTACAGATTGCTAATGGAGATGGTTCTTTATATGCTATTTTAAACAATGGTAGCCAACAATTTTTGTTTAATGAAACATCTTTTAATGCTACGTTACCAAACAAAATAAGTTTAAAGTACAAACAAAATGATTTTAGTTTATTTTTAAATGGTTTTGAGGTAGGTTCAAGTAATGTAGGTAATACATTTGCAAATGGTGTTTTAACACAAGTAAATTTTTCTTCAACAGCATCAGAATTCTACGGAAAGACAAAAGAAATTGGCTACTACGATGAAATTTTGACGGATTTAGAGCTTGAGTATTTGACAAGTTACAGAAGCTGGGAATCAATGGTAAACGAATTAAATTTAAATATAATATACAATGGCTAATACACTAAAATTAGGAGCTGGAAAATGGGCAACTGGTAAAGATACAGTTTTATCGTTCAATGACGAAAATGGAAACTTTAAGCCGCTGCCATTCTCATTCAGTAGAGCATCAAGTGCTACTGTTGTTAATCAATCTGGTTTAATCGAAACAGTTGGAAGTGGAGAGCCAAGAATTGACTTTTTAGGTAATACTAAAGGTGCTTTATTGTTAGAGCCGCAGAGGACTAATTATGTTTTATATTCAGAAACAGAGGGTATTATTGGAGGTTCAAATGGGTGGTCTGGAGATAGTGATAATACTATAACGCAGAATTACGGAACAACACCATTTACTGGTTCTGAATTAAAATCGACAAGAATACAATTTACAGGTTCATCAAAAGAATTTAGAAATAATATTTCATCTGTAACAATTACACCAACTGCTTCAATATGGATTAAAGGTTCAGTAGGTAGAACAATAAAGTTTGGTAGTAATAGTAATGAGGGTATTTTTACTTTAAATGGGGAGTGGCAGAAATTAGTTCAAACTGGTAGTTCTTTATCTACAAATAGATTAACTATAAATACATATTCTTCTACAACCGCAAGAGATATTGAAATATTTGCACCACAATTAGAACAAGGCAGTTACGCTACATCGTATATTCCTACATCTGGAAGTGCTGTAACGAGGGTTGCAGATGCTTGTAATAATGGTGCTAATGAGCAAGTGATAAATTCAACAGAGGGAGTATTGTATGCGGAGATTAGTGCTTTTGACAACATTTCAAGAATATCATTAAGTGATGGAAGTTCAAGTAATCGAGTATCTTTTAGAATAGATGCTAATAGTATAGATTTTCAATATAGAATAGGAGGGATTTATTCATATAGAGTTGATGTTGATATTGATACATCTAACACAAACAAAATAGCTATGTCTTTTAATAATGGTGTTTTTGTTGGTTATCTAAATGGTGTTGCAATAGGAAGCCCTATAAGTGGTGCGTCTTTAGGTCAAGGTGTTTTAGATAGATTAAATTTTAATGATGGAAATTCTCCAGATAGTTTTGAAGGAAAAGCAAAAGATGTAAGAGTTTACAACACAGCATTGACAGACGCAGAATTAATTGCATTAACAAGTAACTAATATAATAACCAATAGTTATAACCAAAAGAGTAACAAATACACACATTAAACTAACAAGAGTAAATAATTAAATTAAAAATAAATATTATGCGTATAGGAAAATATGAATTTGACAGTAAAGAGGTGGCAATTTCTAAGATTAAATCACTTGGCGTTGCTGAAGACGAAGACGGAAACGAATATCCAACTCACAAACACACTTTAGTACACTTAGGACACATCGTCTTAGAAGCTGGAGAGTATGACGAAGAAGGAGAAGAAACTAAAGCACCAGTATTATCTGCTAAGTGGCATATCGATGCTCTATGGTCTGATGATGAAGGACACCCATACGGATGGAAGTCTGCTGCTGTTGACTTAAGTGGAAACGGAGTACACAGTTTCTTTGGTTTAGAATATGACTCATACAAAATCTAATGGTAAGAGCACTAAGATATTTAGCGGACAAAATAGAAGCGTTTCAGTTTATGTGTATAGCAAGCTGGAATAGGTTCTTGGATAGAATTAAGTTATGAGTATGGAAGATTTCAAGTTAGGAGTATTTAATGCCACCTCATTGATGGTTAGCTTTACGCACGTCGAAAACAGTTTAAAGATTATACTGCTTCTTGCTTCTATTATATACACATTTCAGAAGATATACGAAGGATATAAAAGAAAGAAGAGATATGAGAAAAATAAATAAAATAATAGTACATTGCTCAGCTACACAAGAAGGTAAAGACATTTCAGTTGATACCATTAGAAAATGGCACGTTGATGGTAGAGGATGGTCAGACATCGGTTATCATTATATTATTAGTTTAGATGGACTAACAGAAGTTGGTCGTCCTATTGAAAGGTCTGGAGCTCACACTAAGGGAGAAAATAAAGACAGTATAGGTGTTTGTTATATCGGAGGTGTAGAATCAGAAAGAGGAGACAATGGCAAATGGATAGCTAAAGACACAAGAACTGATGAGCAAAAAAGAAGTCTTCTTAATCTACTTACAACTCTTAAGTCTATTTACGGAGATGATATAACGATTCACGGACATAGAGAATTTGCAGCGAAGTCTTGCCCTTGCTTTGATGCTTATGAAGAATACAAAGATATATGAAAAAGATATTAGACTTTTTAACTGGTACTGTAATCAAAGAAATAGGTCAAGTAATAGACAACTTATTTACTACTGACGAAGAACGCATAGAAGCTAAAAACAAGATATTTCAAGTAATACAAGAGAAAGAGTTAGAGCTTCAAAAAATGCAGACTGATATAATCATTTCAGAAGCTAAAGGTAATTGGTTACAAAGAAGCTGGAGACCTATTCTTATGCTTGCTTTTGGGTTTATAGTTATATATGTAAAGTTCTTAGCACCTTTATTTGGCTTTACAATTCCACCATTAGAGAATGAATTCTGGAACTTACTTCAGTTAGGTATAGGTGGTTACGTTGTTGGACGTAGTGCTGAAAAAATAGCCAAAAGCGTTACAATAAATAAAAAGTAACTTTTTTCTTTTTTATTTTAAATAAAAGATATAACTTTGAATTATTTATTATTAGAATGTTTTGTAGTTTTCTAAGAAATTATATATAAATATATTTCTAAAAATATAGATAAAAATATAAATAGAAATCTAAATAAGATTTAAATAAATAGATAAGACAACTGTAGTCTATTCAAATGCCAAAAAAGAAAACCTTAAAATATTGGAAGACTAAGATAGATAAGGTATTTCACGAATACATAAGAAGAAGAGATGCAGATAATAATACTGGTTATTGTAACTGTATAACTTGTCAAAAAAAAATACACTTCACAGAAAGCGATGCTGGACACTTCATATCAAGAGGTAAGCTATCTACTCGCTATGACTCCAGAAACGTTTATAGCCAATGCAGAAAATGTAATAGGTTTGAATATGGTAGACAGTATGAATATTCTTTAGCGTTAGGAGACCAGCTATCAGAAGAACTACTTATAAAGTCAAGAGAAATATATAAACTATCAGATGATGAATGGTTAGATATATTCAACAATTACAACACTAAATTAATAGATATTAAAAAGCTACAAAATTTTTAAGTTACATATATAATTAGTATATTTGTTTAAATAGATTTTTTGTTTTTGTTTCAAATTTGTTTTTTTAAGAGCCTTTCAGAAATGAGAGGCTTTTTGTTTATAATTTGTTTATTAAGTTTTTTTTTATATATTTGTTATATTATTAATTAAAACAGAAACAAATGTATTTACAAGAACGATTAAAACCTCAGCATCAAGCAAGGTTAAAAAACAAGAATTTCGAATACCCTTTAGTGGTAGAAGAAGTAACTCAAGAGTTAGAGAGCAAGACTAAAGTAAGTGATTTAAGCTATGGAGTTGTTATGAGCTTACACACTTTACTAAGCTACTATGAAAGTCCTTACGAACTATTTAAAGAAATATGATGACATATTCAGAAGACATAAATAGAATAGCCAGTAATGATACTATTGATTTTTTAAATATAAGAATCAACGCACTTGAAAAAAGAATAGAATTTTTAGAAGCACAAAACGAAATCTTAAATAAACAACAATGAAAATCAGTGAAATAAAACAAAAGATATTACAACTTAAAAAACAAAAAAACAATTATGATTTCAATGGTAGTAGTAGTCTTGAGCATATTCACTGTTTAGAAGAAATTAAAATGTATGAAAAAATTTTAAATAACTTAAATAAACAACAATGAATAAACAAAAACTAACAGAGCTTTATAAGCACTACAACCTAACCAAAGACGATGTATTTAAACATAAAAATTATATTATCATCTGCAGAAGTGGAATTGAAAAATTAATGGCACAAGAAAACATTATAATAAACTATGAAGTTGTTAGATGTGAACCAAATTTCGCAGTAATAAAAGCATTAGGAACTAAAGGAGATAAACAAATAGAAACCTTTGGAAGTGCTTTAAAAGGAGAAAGCTATAAAGATGGTTCGACTAATTCTTGGTATGTAATGGAACTTGCTGAAAAGAGAAGTCAATCAAGATGCGTTCTTAAAATGCTAAATCTATATGAATATAAAATTTTTGGAGAAGACGAATCCGAATCATTTAAAAAACCTACACAAATAAAAACCCTTTAATATAAATAAATATGAGTGCATTAATTAATTTTAGTTTAAATGTAGCAAAGCTACCAAAAGAGAAGTTTATTGCTGGTAAAGATGGAGCAGTTTATGTAAACCTTACAATGTCAGTAAACGATGAAACAAGATACGGAAACAATACAGCTATCTATGTTAGTCAAACACAAGAAGAAAGAGAAGCTAAGAAACAAAAGACTTACTTAGCAAATGGTAGAGTAGTTTGGAATAATGGAAGCATTGTAAATGCTGAAAAGCAAGAACAACAAGAGCCTGTTACTCAAGCAGCAGAGGCAGACGGACTGCCGTTTTAATTTTTTTTTATAACTAAGGGGTCTTAATTGACCCTTTTTTTATACCTTTAAGCGAAACAAAAACAAAAACAATATAATGACTGAAGAAGAAACAACACATAAAATGCTTATGGAGTTGATAGCTGAGGAGTGTACAATAGACACTGCAGAGGTTATGGACTATCCACCTACTGCCTTGAGCTTTGGGGAATCTACTATACAATCAAAAGGAGGAGAGATTAAATTCCCTATACCTATTGGAACGTATGGTAATTTCTCGTTTATACAAGCACCACCTAAATCCAAGAAGACTTTTTTTGTAAGTCTATTAGCATCCGTTTATTTAAGTGGCGGTAATAACTTTGGAGGTAGGATTAAAGGACATAGGGAGGGTAGGTGTTTAATGCACTTTGATACTGAGCAAGGGAGCTGGCACGCACAAAGAGTATTTAAGAGGGTGCAAGATATGAGTATAACTAAGGATGTAGGGTGCTATAAAACCTATGCCTTAAGAACAGTAGGATATAAAGAACGATTACAATTTATAGAATATTGCTTAGAAGAAAACAAAGGTAAGAATGGCTTAGTTGTTATAGATGGTGTAGCTGACTTAGTAAGCGATGTAAACAACTTAGAAGAATCTAATCTATGTGTTCAAAAAATAATGCAATTAAGTGCAAGATACGATTGTCACATAATAACAGTAATACATAGTAATTATGGAACTGATAAGCCTACTGGACATTTAGGTAGCTTTTTAGAAAAGAAGACAGAGACACAAATACAATTAGAATTAAATACAACTAACAAAGACTGGGTAACTGTAAGTTGCAAACGAAGTAGGGGTTATTC